TGCGCGCCCTCTAGCTCCGTGCACGTGGGCAGCTTACCGTGTTTTGAAACGAACCCCTTGATGGTGCCGTCGGGCACGCACGGCTCCTCGAACACACCCTGGACGTAGACGGCGCGCGCCGCGTTGTACATCGTGTTTCCCTGGCAGGCCGCGAGCGCCTGTTTCTCAACCACTGTTTTTTCAAAGACGGGGTCTTCCCGCGACCGGAGGAACTCGGCCGGCGTTTCGATTGTTTTCATGCACAGCGCAAAGTCGAGCGGCGTAAGGTCGGGGCGGACCTGGCCGAGCGTTTGGATGGCGTACCTGTCCGCTAGCATCCCCACGACCGAAAACGCGTAGCAGGCGCCGCACAGACCCTGGTTTTTTATGGGGGAGAGATACGCCGCCCACGCGTCCCTGCCGTCGAAACGCGCGGGGATTTCCGGGTGGGCGGTTGGCGCGTACACGACGGCGAACGTCTGCTCCTGTTTTTCGGCAGAGGGCGAGTCGTCGCGAAGAATAGTCCCAAAGTTGTACCGCTGCACCATTTATAGCTGAAAATATAATGTTTAAGAAGAATGTGCGTTTAACAAAATGGGAATTAAAAACCTGGCGACGGTGCTGGCCAGACACGGCGGAGCGGGGCTGTACAAGCAGGGATCGCTGAGCGATTACGCGGGCCTCACAGTCGCGGTCGACGCGTCGGTGTACATGTACAAATACAAAAGCATGCACGGGCTAAATTGGCTGACGGTGTTCCAGAGCTTCCTCAACTCGCTCGACGGAATAAAGTGCGTGTTTGTGTTCGACAGTAAAACGTGTATCCATGAGAAAATCGCGGAACGGCTCAAGCGGTCTTCCCGGAAGAAGGCGCTGAACGACCGGGTGTCGCAGGTCGAGGCCGCGTTGCTCGAGTACAAGAACGGCGGCGCGATCGCCGAATGCCTGGCGCAGTTTGTCGTGAGAAACCACGTCGCCCGGCTTACCGGAAAAGACGCGGTTGACCTGTACCGGGTGGAAGAGTACCTGTCAAAGGCCAAGAACCAGCTGCTGCCCATCTACTCGTCGGATTTTGATAATGTCCGGAAGATGTGTGCGGCGATGGGGATGGCCACAATCGACGCCACGATCGAGGCGGAAAAACTGTGCGCAATGCTCTGCATCGAGCAAAAGGTCGACGCGATAATGACGGAAGACTCGGACGCGTACGCGTATCTCTCCCCACGGATCCTGAGCAAGGTCTCGTCGGGGAAGTGCGTCGAGTCGTCCGCGCCGGCAGTACTGGCGGCCCTTGGGCTAACGCCCGCGCAGTTCATCGACGTGTGCATATTGTGCGGCAGCGACTACTCGTCGACAATACCCGGCATTGGTCCCATGAAAGCGTACAAGTATATAAAAATGTACGGAAATATCGAGAATATGGGCCAATCGCTCAAGCTCGACGTGGGCGTGGTCAACCACGCGAGACTGCGCGAAATATTTGCGCGAGTAGAGAGCGGGATCGACGCGCTGGTGTTTCCGGCAAAGACACACGATGAACCGCTGCGAAGTTTGCTCCCACCCTGCGCCGTGGAATAACGGCCACGCGTAAATTAACTCTGGCCTCCCAAAACTGATTTTAACGGACGCATCGCACTGGATAATATCTATTCAACATGTGCAACATTGACGACAACATTAACACCTGCGATCGCAACCTTGACGACAACATTGACATCTTCTGGAAAAATGACATCTGCGTCGTATGCGACACTCGCATTACAGAGTCATGCACCTACGGTGGGATCATGTTATGTGGCCACGCGTACCATGCGAGATGCATGGGATGGAGCCCTGAACCATGGACTACACCTGTTGTCAAATGCCCGGTATGTCCTCCCATTCGTAAACGGGTTATTCCTGTACATCATTACGCGTTAAAAACCGGCGATGTGAGAGGCCTTGCGAGAAGAACTGAGTACGACATGGGCGTCTGTACTGGTTGCAAGACCATCACTGAGGATAGACCCTACCGTACTATGTACTGCGGACACACTTACCATACTGAATGTATGGACACCTGGTATTCCAGCGATCTGAAGTGTTGCCCTCTGTGCGTAAAGGTACCGGGTCGTCGTCGCCACTAAACAATTATAGTTTACACACACCTAACAGTGTGTGTGTAAATCAACTCCGACCATATATGGTTATACAATGTGACCTCCCGAAACTGATTTTAACTGACGCATCACACTGGATAGTATCTATTCAACATGTGCAACCCACCATATCATTACGCGTTAAAAACCGGCGATGTGAAAGGCTTTGCGAGAATAACCGAGTACGACCTGGGCGTCTGTACTGGCTGCAAAACCAGCACTGTGGATAGTACGGGTATCCGTTCTATGTTCTGCGGACACACTTACCATACTGAATGTATGAACACCTGGGCTTCCATCGATCTGAAGTGTTGCCCTCTGTGCGTAAAGGTACCGGGTCGTCGTCGCCACTAAACAATTATAGTTTACACACACCTAACAGTGTGTGTGTGTAAATCAACTCGACCTCGAAATATTTGATCGGCGTTTCCAACGACATTAATTATTCAAGGTTACTCAAAACTCGGCACGGGTCTTGCTCACCCGGTGGTTCGAATGGGTCCAGAACGCCTTGCTGCCAAACTTGAAATCGGCGGGGACGTTCTTCGCCTTGTACCAGAACACGCATTCCTGCCAGTTGTTGCTCTGTGTCGCATTGTGTATGTACAGCGCGGTGTAGTCGGTCGTGACCTGGTCCATGATCTCGCAAAAAAGATTAAAGTCGGGGATAATGCTCGCGTAATTCTCCCACAGTTTCTTCCTGTTCTTGAGAACGGGCTCGCGCAGGATGAACGTCCCGTCGACGTTCGTGCGGATCGAGGGCAGGATGTCCATGCTGTACTGCAGCGACAGAATAAACAGCAGTTTCCAGTGCCGCCCGTTCTTGTACAGGCTCTGGAACAGCGGCTTGCGCAGTATTTTCGGGTCGTCCGTGCAGTCGTCGAGGAGAAGCACGCCCCACGGGTTCGGCAGGTGCTCCTTTGCGATCTTCTGCCGCTTTACAAAATCCTCGATGCGCGTCTCGTCGAGCTTGTTGTACACAAACGTCGGCGGGAATATCTTCTCGTAGTGGTGGTTGCTGTCCTCCGTGCCGCTAAACACCACACCCATCGGAAATATGTGGCTTTTTTCGTAGAGCAGCGACGTGATCAGGGTCGACTTTCCCGTGCCGGGCTTCCCGATGATCACGATCTTCGACCCGCCCTGGTCGGGCACGTCCATCCGCTTCGTCGACGGCGCGATCATATCTGGATCCAATTCTTTAAGGATAATTTTCATTGAATATATTATATTGGTGTTTAAATAAACATGGGCGACTTCCACGTCGCTGTCACAGGTCGGACTGTTCGGCAACATTGATAAACAGGGTGCCGATATCGGCGTTCAGGTCGCGAATGCGGCCGGCGCGCTGAACCTCACCGGCGCCGTGTTACAAGTTATCGGGTCGTACGTCACCGAATAAAACTGATATATTAATACACCGACGTATTAATATAAATGGGGATCTCGTCCTTTTTCCCGTGGTTCAACAAAACATTCTCAAAGTACATCACGTACGTGCACAAGGGCAGCGCGGTCAGAGGTGTCGACAATCTCCTTATCGACATGAACGGGATCTTCCACCCCGTCGCGCAGCGGGTCTTCATGTACGGCAAGCACGCCAAACCGCTCCTGCAGCCGGCCAAGGCGCCCACGAACGAAGAGTTCTTTGAGGAAGTCGGCAAGGAGATCGACAAGATCGCAAAAATTGTTCCTCCGGCTAAAAGACTCGTGCTCTGCGTCGACGGCGTGGCGCCGGTCGCGAAGCAGCAGCAGCAGCGGCAGAGGAGGTACAAGTCGGGCGAGTCCCCCGCCGGCTTCGACCCGAACTGTCTCACCCCGGGCACGCAAATAATAAACGACCTGTGCGACTACATTTATAAGCGCCAGGCGCAGTCGCTCAGAGATTCGGGCGTCGAGCTGGTATTCTCGTCGTCGGCTGTTCCCGGTGAGGGCGAGATGAAGCTCATGAGTTTCATCAAATACTACAGCGGGTCGTCGGACACGTCGGCCGTCTACGGGTTAGACGCGGACATCCTGCTGCTGTCGCTCTGCACAATGGCGGGAAACCAGCGCGTCCTCATTGTCCGCGAGCGGGACATGGACCACGCCGTCGTCGACGCGCAAAGCGTGAAGCGCAACCTCGTGCAGAAATTGGGCTGGGCGCGCGCGTCCGACGCCAATCTCATCACCGATTTCGTGTTCATGTGTTTCTTCGTGGGGAACGATTTCCTGAAAAGAGCACCGGGCGTCGACATCATCACCGGCAGCATCGACGTGATCATCGACGTGTACAAGGAAACGGTCCGGCAGTACGGCCACGTAACGAACGGGTCGTCGGTGAACAGGGACGCGTTTCTCGCCTTTCTAGCGGGGATCGGCGCGCTCGAGGAATCGCTGTTCCAAACCAAGGTGCAGCACTTGTCCCAGTACATTGAAGACCCGCTTTTCAACAAACACGTCGTCGACGGCGCCCTGGACCTCGCGAGCTACAAGCGCGAGTACTACGCCACGAAATTCGATGTTGACGTGCAGACCGTGTGCGAGGATTACATCGAGGGGCTGGAGTGGGTCCTCGGGTACTACGTCGACGGCGTGCCGTCGTGGAAATGGTACTACCCGTACAACTACTCGCCGTTTATTTCCGACGTGGCGCGCGCCCAGTACAGAAAAACCTACTACGGGCGCACAACCCCCTACGACAGTCTGTACCAACTGCTCCTCGTGCTCCCGCCCCGGAGCATGAACCTGCTTCCCCGCCCGCTCGACGAACTGCACGCCGCATTCCCCGCCCTTTTCCCCACGTCCGTGGCAGTAGACAAGGGTGGGAAACGCCACGAGTACGAGGGCGAAGTGCTTATAAAACCAATCGAGAGCCGCGCACTGTTCGACGCGTACACCGCTCTCATGGACGACAACCCCGATCTCAAGCAGTACAACGAGAACGGTGTGTCGACAAGTGTCTTGATGGACAGGACCGAGATTATCCAATTATAATTGTAAACGTTTACAATTATAACTATGTTAGTAAATAATATGTCGGGATTCAAAATCGTCACCGACCTCAATGCGCAGCACGTGTACACGTCCGACCTTTCGGCAAACACATTGACGTTCACCGGCCCCATCAATTCAACCAACATCGACGTGCAAGATATGACGGCCCAGTCCCTGACCGCGAACACGTTCGACACACCGCTCATCACGTCTGACGCAGTCACCGCTGCGAATTTTACCGCCGACACTCTGACACTGACGACATTTGCAGTGACCGATTTCACCACCGGCACGCTCGCAGCAGGGACACTGTCATTAACCGACCTGCTCGTGTCCACTATTGACACGACCGCGCTGAACGTCGACACGCTGTCTATATCGACATACACCGTTGCCACCGAGAATGTCACGACGCAGAATGTCACCACCTCGTCGACGGGCACACTCAACTCGTCAACCCTCAACGTGACGAACTTTTCGACATCGGGGATCACATCGCCCACACTCAGCACAACCACGGTTAACGCGGGGACAATCGCCACGTCGACACTCACCATCACCGATCTCGACGTCACAAACATCGACACTGCCGTGCAGAACACGACGACCGAGAATGTCACTACACAAAACACGACGACCGAGAACGTCACCGCCCAGACCGTCACAACCGGAAACGTCACCACCCAGAACGTTACAAGCGCGGTTGTCACCGCACTGAGCACGCCCGCACTTACCGCCACCAGTATTTCGACCCCCACACTTACAGCGACGAGTGTGGGAGCAACCACAATTACCGCAACGGGAATAACCGCACCGACAATCAATGCGACGACAGTAAGTGCGACGAACGGGAACGTGACCACGATGACGACAACAACCGAAAATGTGGCCACGCTCAACGCGAGTGCGATGAGTGTCCCGTCAATGACGGTCACGGCCCTATCAACCCCATCGCTGTCTTCTACATCTCTTTCCTCGGGAAGTGTGAGCACTTCGCTTATCAGCGCGACCACATTGAGTGCAACCACTGAGAATGTCACAACGCAGAACGTCACCGCCGCCACAGTGACAACCGAGAACGTGGCGACCCTCAACGCGACGTCCCTGAGCGCGACGAGCGCCTCGTTCGGGGCCACATCGCTCACTGTCGGAACACAAAACACTACAACGGAGAACGTGACGACACAACCCGTCACCACGCAGAATGTTACTGCCGCGACAGTGACCACGCAGGCGGTGACGACACAAAACACAACAACTGAAAATGTTACATCCCAGCCAGTCACCACTCAAAACGTCACACTCGCAAACACGACCACGCAGGCGGTGACGACGCAGAACACGGGCACTGAGAACGTGACCACGCTGAACGCCACGACCCTCAACGCGTCCGGTGGGAACATGACGTCTACTGTAACGAATATCTCCTCTGATATTTACGGCGGGACACGGGTTATTGGAATGAGTCCGTGGCCGGGAATGCAGATCACGTCGAACAACTCGCAGGCGTACGCCCCGACGAACTTTGTGACAACACCTGCGCCGAACCTGACCAATCTGATTACATTCACAACGAACGACACGACGAACATGTTCTTTGACACGCAGGACGATCTGTTGTCGTTCCCGTACAGCACCGGCGGCGCTCCTGCAATTGGCAAGTTCGCGCGGTTCTTTTCACGTGGGGTGATGCCGTACAAGTCGGGCGAGAGCATGGTTGTGCGGTTCACGGCGATGTTCAGGAACGTCAACGCGGACACGACGAACTTGATAGACAGTACGGACTATGTCGGCTTTGGGTACCCGACGTCGACGGTTGTCGACACGTTTTACACGGGCGCGTTCGTGGGGACGGGGACGCCGGTCGCGTGGGGACCGATATTCAGCAAGCTGAGGTACAGTATTTGGCGGAACGGGACGGGGACGTTCATATACCAGAAAGACTGGAATGTCGACAAGCTCGACGGCACGGGTGCGAGCGGGATGGTGCTTGACTGGAAGAAGATAAATATATACCAGATCGAGTACGGGTACCTCGGCGTGGCGAACATTTTGTTCAAGGTGTACAATCCCGCCACCGGCACGTTCGTGCTGACACACCAGGCGATGTACGCAAACACCAGTATTGTCCCACACCTGGGCAATCCGAACGGGCAGTTTGTCATGCAGACGACAAAGGCGTCGGCGAACAACACGGTGGCGTGCGGGTGTTCGACCGGGTCGTTCGCGTCATTCGTCGGCGGGAGTGTAATCAACATTCAGAACACGTTCGCGCACACGCAAACGGTGAGTACCACGACGACGCAGCTGCCGGTGGTGATTTTGTTCAATAACACGACGTTTCTTGGTAAAGTGTCGATCACGCCGGTGAAGCTCATGAATATGACGATTGGGCTGACCGCCGGTGCAAACGCGGTTATTACGCGAGGGTACAAGTACCCGACGTTTTCCGTGGCGCCGACATTTGCAAATGTCAGTACGGGTAATTCCAGAGTGCAAGCCGCGTCTGCGTTCGGGACAGTTTCGTCGAACGGGATTCCGGTACTGACGTACGTGACCGCGCCGAACTCGACGAACGTGACGACGATCGGGGAAGATATAATCATAAATCCGGGCGAAACATTTCTCCTGACGGGGCAGATGGTGGGGGGAGCCGCGCAGAATATCGTGTACTGCGTGACATGGAACGAATTTGCGTAAATAATAAGAATAATAAATGAAAAGTCGAGACATACTTATGGCGGCGGCGGCCGTGCTGCTCGTTGCCGGACTTGTCTACTACCTCAGTTCCACGCGCGAAGGGTACTTGGCGGCGGACGATGGGAAAGACGACTTTGTAAAGATGTACGGCGTGTACTTCAACAACGCGTCAAACTGCGTGGTGGGCGAGCTGTTCAAGTACACGTACAGCGAGGTGGACAAGCTCGTCACCGACGAGCAGTTCAGGAACAATCCGGTGATGAAAGCGGTCCTGGGGAAGTGCGAGTACGAACGACTCTCGAGCCTGTACAGGCTGTACGCGGACCTTTTGCGCGCGACGACGTGTATTCCGCGCAACGAGTTCGCCGAGTGGTTCCTCGCCACAATCCCGGTGAAGGTTCTTACGCCGGACGAGGTCGAGATGTACAAGCAGCAGTACAGGATGCTGCGCGTGGCGAGATGCTGGACTGCCGATAAGCGCCGGGAGGCGTTTGTGCGCACAAAGACCAGGAGCGCGCAGCTCGTGCGGGAGACGTTTGCGGGCGCGCCGGCGCTCGCGGCAGCGTTCCTCGCGGAAAAGAAGTACGACGACTGGCTGAACTATGTGTCGGCGATTGTACTAGACAAGAACATCGAGCGCGGGGTCGACCCCGACGAGTACGAGCCCGGCAAACTGGGGGCGGGCGAGATCGACGCGTTCTCTGTTGGCGGCATGGCGAAAATACAGAAGCACGCGGCCATCGCGCGCAAGAGTTTTGCAGACAGTAACATGCGCTGCGGGGCGGAAAAAATCGTCGGGATCATGGTGTTGCTCGACATCCCGTTCGAGGCGGACGTCAATGTCACGCAAGTGGCCACGAAGGTCCTGTTCCGGTGTCTCCAGGGAACCAGTTAATATTTCGGGGCATGCCCGGTGCAACTAATTATCAATTACTTTGTTGTAATTGATAAATGGACGGCAAGTGGGTAGTCGTGGGTGTGTGCACCGCAGTTGTCGCGTGTGTCGTGTACGTGCTGGTCACGCCGTCGAAGAAGGGATGGGACAGGGAAACGGCCGACGGCGTGCGGCTGCGGGTCGACAAAGTGCTCTATGAAATTTTATAAATTTATAATAAATGGGAAATATTCTGCTGGTGGTACTGGCTGTGCTGCTCGTGGGCGGCGTGGTATACTGGTCGTACAGTGGAGAGCCGGGTGCGGCGCGACTGAGCGCGTACTCGGCGGCGCGCCAATCGCCGGGCGATGTGTTCGCCAAGGTCGCGAGCGCCAAACTGGCTGATATTACACAGTGCATTCTGAGCGATTTCATGCAGACGTACACGTACACCGAGGCGGACAAACTAATCACAGAAGAGATGTTCAGGAACAACAAGGACGTGCTGGCCGTGCTCGACAAGTGCACGTACAACATCCTCAGGAACTTGTACGCGTTCTTCCTGAAGGCGCTCGACGATCCGTGCATCGGTAGCAAGCAGGAGCTGGCCGCCGAGTGGGTTATCCAGAACGTTCCGTACCGGGAGCTCGCGCGCGAAGAGACGCTGGCGCTGCTCGACAAGATCAGGACGACGCTCGGAAAGACGTGCTGGCCGCCGGGCGTGGTCGGCGAACTTGTTGTAAAAACTAAAATACGGCTGGAAATACTTACCATGGACGTTCTCGGCGCCGACCTTGGCCGCGTGTTCCTCGCGAACCAGACATACAAGGACGTGATAAAGACGGTCGCCGGGCTTATTGTGCAAACGTACGCGGCCGACGCGGCCAACTTGCCCGGGATGTACGACCGGCTGATCCCCACCGCCGACGTCGCGTTCCTCAACAAGCACAGCGACGGGAAAGTCGCGTTCCTGTTCAAGCACGTGGCGATCGTGCACAGGCTGGCCCCGTCGTGGTGCAGAGACGCTGCGACGCTCGTCGCCGTGGCGAGCAAAGTCCCGTTCGACGCACAGGTAGACCCGGCGTGGTGGGTGGACGCCATCAGGGCCGAGTACTGCTGGGACAAGGAGATGTTCGCCGCCCGAACTAGAAAAATCCTTGAAAATATTCTGCAGGTTAGTAAATGATCGCGTACATCATCATTACGGCCGTCCTCCTTGTCGCGTCTGTGCTGTTCGTGGTTTACATGCTAACTCGTGGCAGGGCGTGGACGCCGGGCGAGCAGACGACGGCGGGCGGCAAAATACGCGACACGCTGAAGAATGTATTATAATACTATGAGAGTATTATAAAATAAGTTTCTTGAATTCCCCGCCCGACTCGGCGTACACTTTCTTGCGCACGGCGAAATGCCGGTGGAGAATCTTGTTCTCGTCCACGAGGTCGAAGACGTAGGGCACGCCGTGTGGGGTGCGCATGCACCGGCCGAGGTACTGCACAAAGTATTCCTGGATGTCGCTTGCGAGGATGAGCGCGTCGATGCTCGAGTCGTCGAACCCCACGCCCGCTTTCTGGACGGTGGCGACAAGCACGCGGCGCGATTTGTCGTACACCTGCTTGTCGCCGAACAACGTCGCGCACTCCTCGTCGATCGCGGCAACGATGAGGTGCGCTTGCTCAATGCGTTTGCACAGGATGAGGAACTTGCGGTCTGCGAACATCGCGACGATGCGGCGGATGATTTGCGCCCGGTCGGGCGACGTGGACTGGCTGTCCATGACAGAATTCCAGTCGGGTTTGCCGTTCCGCAGGATTTTCATGACGGGCACGAACCCCGTGTGGACGACATACACGACGTGCTTCCTGCTGAGCTGCTTGACGATCTTGTTCGTCCCGAAATGCAGATCGATGAGCATGTCCATGCCGTCGCTCCTGTACGGCGTCGCGCTCAGCCCGAGTATATATTTCGGATGCACGGCGAGCAGACATTTCGAAAGTGTTTCCGTGACGATCATGTGGCACTCGTCGACGACGACGAAGCCGAACTTGTCAAGACCGGTCATCTTCTCGACATTCACGGCGTTGACGATGTAAAAGTCGGTGTCTGCCGTACTCGAGTACACGGTGCTCACGGTGGCGAGCGGGCAAAACCGGGCGATCGATTCTCGCCACTGGTTCAGCAGCACGACCCTGTTTACAACAATGAGTGTTTTGAGGTTGACCCGCTGCGATATTTCTATCGCGATTGCCGTCTTCCCGAACCCGGGGTACATGCTCAACACGCAGCTTCCCGTGGCGTTGAGGTGTGCGATGCACTCTGTGCGCACCGTCTCTTGCTCGTCGCGCAGCTTCCCGTCGAAGGAGTACCGCGACGCTTTTGCAAACACGCGCGCGTTTTTGAACGATTTTTTGCGCATGTACGCGTACGGGAACGACCCCGTGCCGCTGTCGGATATTGTGTAGGGATACACGGCCTGTGTGTTTTTCTTATACTGCGTCTCCTTCGGCTTGACGACCAACTCCCGCGCCATGGTTTCCCGCTCGTGCTGGGTGAGATTGCCGACGCTTGCACGTATGGACATATATGTACTCGCGCAGACCAGTTTAACTAGTTTCTTGCTTGCATTTGCGCGACAGGGCAAAGTTGGTTATTAAAAAGTACATCACGACGAAGAGAACCGTGCGGATCGCCAATTTGACGTACCATTTCTCTTCCGACAACGGAACAACGCGGGCGATCAGCGCCCCGAAAAACTCGCTCGATATGACGGCGAACAGCGCGCCCACGACGGCCACGTTGAGCAGTTCGGACGCGACCGTCGGGCTGCCGCCCGGGCCGGGTTGTGTCGCGGCGGGCTGCGCGGACCCGGTCAGGATTTTAATAACCGCCATCTCGTCCGGTGTGTTTGTTGTTTTCTCGTCGGTCGGTAAGTGCTGCAGCGCGTCCTCCATTTATTCCAGATGATAAATAATTTAAATCTGTTTGGGTAATAGTAATGATATCGTTCAACAAGATCACGTCCTTCCTCGTCACAAAGGGGTTCTGCGTCGACAACGTGTACATGTCGGAGCGCGTCGTGTACATCGACGCCGTGTCGACCAGCAAGGAGCACCGCGTCTTCCTGTTCACGCCCAAGAAGACGTTCGAGGCCGACGGGTGCGCGGCCGTGCAAATGTTCGAGAAGCAGTCCCCGGACCTGGTGATCGACACCGCGAGCAGCGAGCCCACGATATTCTCGTTCGAGAACAGTGCGGCCATGTACTCGTCAATCCCCTTTGAAAAGAAAGAGCTCAAGCGGGCGGCGCTGCAGGCGCTGCGACTAGCAAAGTGCAGC